TTGCTGTGACGTTTATAGCGCGGAGTGTGAACTCATTTGTATGCCAAGGGTCACCGCCGGGAGCTATAACTCCGCTATAAGGCGACAACATTGGCCTGAATAACTCTCCCTCTGAGAAGCCGTGTCCGACGCTAGTAACTGCATTAGACCCCGGCGTTAAGCTGAGGGTGACTTTAGGGACATGGTCCATCCCTATAGCCATTAAATTCTCGTAGTATGCCTCACTGTAGTTCCAAGTCTCATTTGCAAGCTCTGCGAACACTCTTCTGTGAGGCTCTAAATTATTATCTATTGTCTGGCCAATCTGGCGTATACATTCTTCTGTTGCGAAGTTGGGAAGATTTATAGATAAATCGCAATCTAAGGTATTAGCCAGATCGCACATAACCTCCCAAGGAACATTTCTAAAGTTGCTTCCACCTTCAGCCCCTAACCCAGTAACTAAGCTCTGGCTGGCTGAATATGTTAAACAATCTGGTTCAGTTCTCTCTGAAAAATTCACTGTGTAGTTTGAAGTGATAAGAGGTCGAATAATTCGTAAATTGAATTGCGAAATAGCATTAAGCCAATCTTGCCTCCATATCTGGCCTGAGTCGTATGTGGTAACGTCGTCTGTGTGGACACACTCTAAACTAGATATTGTGCCATTCCTGACGAAGATATAGAGAGATTGTAAGTTGGTCTTACTAAAAGTTATTTCACCGCTGCCAGCTGTAGGAGCTGTCCAAGGCACGAAGCCCTCTGGCGTTACCCCGCAGGTAACTTCCGCAGATCCTGTCCACCTCAGTCTATAACTACCTGACGAAGGAAAGTGGTTAAAATCGTCATCGGACATAACCCATTTACGCAAAACCGTACCTGTGTCCAGCTGGGTAATTTTGTCTTGTAAATCTATCGAGAAATTGCCGGACCCTGACTCAAGATCCCAAGACCCAGCATTCTTAACTAGATCCGCAAATGGCCAGTTTGTACCGAAGATTATAGCACCAGAAGTCAGAGAGCCTATTACGTACCCACCTGCACCTCCTTCAGGCTCTGCGCCTCGCATCACACCATCTTCTGAAGGTAAGACAGATATTCTTCCGTTACGACTAGCCATAAGTTACCTTTAAAACACTCTTCCGGCTGTCCTGCCGTTCGTATTATAGTAATTTAATCTCTGATCAATATAACTTACCAAACTGGTTAAATTGTTTGATATTTCTGTGGGGACAGTGGTTGCCCCAGCGGGTAGCGTTGAAGAACCTAAAGTTGGATTCTGTCTGTAGACAGCTCGGTAACAAATCATTGCCTGCAGGAGGTAAAGTCCCTCTGTCCCGTGTGGTGCAGTATCCGCGTATAAATCTGTCCAAACTAAAGTGGACATGTATGGCTCATTTTGAACTATATCTGCAATAATTTGAGGCAGGGGTATGTACTTCATCGGCATTAACGGACGGTCTGTTTCAATCTCGTCGAACCAGTCCATATGCCATGTAAGGTAGCCTCCTAAGCAATAGGAATAGAAGGTTGCTGCCTCAGAAGGAGTTAAATCTGCAGCATCTACAGGCCCACCCGGTATACCTACAATGGTGGGTTCAGGGACAAACGAGTACATATAGTAGGTTGGGTTCACACCTGTTGACTGAATATTGTCAAACATTGTGGTGGCTGCACCAGTATATTTGAAAGAGGGTGTCTCTGTAGCCTGTTCAAAATTAGAAGGCATGAAGTATACTTGCTGCCAATCTTGTTCCCCGAATGTCTCTCCAAAAGGGAACGGATCATAAGTATTAGTTACATAATCGTAATCAAAATCGTCTGGCGCGCCGGGGCGAGATATCCAAGCGCTGTTGAAGTCTGGGATTTGTCCAAAATCACCACAACCTCCGCTGGAATTTCCACTCTCTGTTGCAAGCCAGCCTAACCAATAGCCTGTGGTTGTCCAGAAAGTAGCTGGGGCGGAGTCTCCTCCGGAGTAAGTAAATCCTGAATGCCCCACCACCCAATAATGTGAATCAGTTAGTGGGGCTGGGCCTAGACCTCTGGGGTTATTACCATCCATTATATTGTTATACGCTAGGATGGGTATGACTTGATTAATACTTGCCATTTGATCTCCGGAGGTCTAGGGAAATTTAATAATTAATTATTAAGCGTTGCCAGCAGTCAATACAAAACTGGAAATAGAAACAGTAACACCTGCAGTAATGGATACAGAGTTCAAGTTCAAGTCGGAACCGGAAGTACCTACATCACCATCCATTACAAAGTTAGAATCACTGTCTACAACACGGAACCATGTAGCAGTGCCTGTCGCATCAGCAGATGAATCATCAGTAATAGCATTAGCAGTCATGGTACCAGCAGCAGCAGCTGGGAAAGATGGATCACTGAAGGTCAAAGTTGCTAACAGAACTTGAGTAGTTACCGCAGCACCTGTGGCAGGGCGAGTACCATCATAGATATTAATTGTGCCAGCACCTGCGCCAGCATCAATAGCTGTAGTAACTTGGTCGAGACGGTTGTTACGTACAGTAGTATTTAAAGAAATTGCCATAGTATTTTATACCTTTAAGAAAGGGCGCTATTAGCGCCCACTATATTAGCTAGTAGTGGTCAGGTGCTTAACCGCTTTAGGTCGCAAGTTAGCATACAAGCAGTTAGACTCAGTCTGAACTGTGATACCTGCACGACGATCTTCTTTAGCGTAGGTGTAACGTGGCAAGGCAACGGTATTCACGTATTCCATGTCCAAAGCAGGAGCATAGGCAGTGGTAAACAAACCTTCAGTTACATTCAGCGGAACCATATAAGCATCAGCATCGCCAATCAACTTAGTGCCTGCGATGTTAGCGGTGTACTTGATGTATACCAAGCCATCGTGAGACTCAAACATGGAGTAGTTGAAGTCGCCATCGCTGATAGAGCCAAGCTCTTGAGAAACAAGATCTTTGGCAGAACGCAACTCACGTGCGATACCTTCTTGCTTTTCAATTTCCAAGCGCTTATTGAAGTAGTCACGCCCGCAGATAACTGCGAAAACGTTGGAAGTCAGACCGTAACGGCCCAATTCTTCTTGCAACTCTTCACGTTGTTCTTGGTGAGCAACAAAGTGCTCAAGTGTTGCGTTACCCAAGTCCATATCAACTGCAGCTGGACGGGCAGAACCAACCATCTCAGAGTAAAAGTCATACTGAGTGCCGGGGCCACCAGATACGATATTTTGGTCACCAGTTAACAGAGTGGCCATTGCCAGCTCTTTATGAAGATCCCAAGCTAAGTCGATCTTAGCTTCCATCTCCATGATGATGTCTTCTGTTTTCATCAACTCGTTGGTGCCCATCTTGCGGCGGCGATCGATGTCTGCAGGAGTCATGGTGTAGCCCAAGCCAAAAGAGGGAATCTCGAAGTACTTTTTGGTTGGGTGATCTTTTTTCAGATTAGCTTCTGAAACTTCACTGCGGGACTTACCTACTGGCAACTGAGCGCTGTACTCGATGTTGTCAAAAGAGAATACAGTAGTCTTATTGTAGTCTGCAGCTGGGGTTAAAATTGTAGAAAGCAAACCGGGACGTGAAGGTCTACGAACGATAGGGCTGGTGATGTCCTCCATTCGGTAAGCATCGCCAGTAGATGCGCCAATTGCCTTAAACAGGTCAACATGTGTAGTCATTTAATAATCCTTAATCTTAGCTATTGTCTACGTGCTGAGGAGCAACTGTAGTGGTCACAGGCAATACACGAACGGCTTGCTTTTCCAATTGAGCAACGAACTCGGTTACGTCGCCAGCTGCGATGCCCGTAAGATCCATGCCATCTTGGTTAACAGCAATTGGGCCACGGAACAATACAGTAACTTCGAGTGAAGAGCCATCTGTAACAGTGATGTTGCTAGATGCTGAACCAGCGCCGGTAGCTGGGCCAATCAGCAAACAAACCGGAGACTCATCTGGGAGTGAGCTAGTAGTCACTAATGAAATATCTTGTGCAATATAAGGCACAAAATTACCGCCACCTGCAGCGGCATCGTAAACCAGAGGTGTGCCTACAGGATCAAGATCCAGATCGGCGCCGTTGGCGTAGATGTCTACTCGTGCAGTGTAGAAGTTGGCATGGTCTGAACTGACGAAAGGTACTGGACCTGCAATCAGCTCAGAGAGGTATTTGTTATCTGTACCTACGTCAGGCATTATTCACTCTCCTTGGAAGCTCGCGCTTTTTCAATTTTTTGGCGCAAAGACAAATTACCTTCATCTTCGTGCTCTTCTTCGTTACCTTGTTCTTTCTCAAGATCAGTTGGTTCTGCATCAGCAGCTGCTTTCTTAAGCTCTACTACTTGCTGCTCAACTTCTTTAGTTTTGTCTGTCAAAGCTTCGAAAGCTTTAACCAGAACTGACTGGCCTTCACCAGAGAGTTCGACATACACCTTGGAAAGGTCTGCCAAGGTCTCACCTTCAAAGCCGTACTCGCCTAAGTCTTTGGCTGTCAGCTTGATAGCTTGTTCCTTGTTTTGCTTTTGGAGTTCAGCGATCTGATCCGCCAACTCTTTCTCTTTTTCAGTCATAGTTTCACTATTCCCGTTTTCTTTAGTTATAATTTTGTCCTCCCCTGCGGAATCCTCGGCAGAGGAAGGGGTAGACTCTACACTCTTACTTAGAGGGGTAAACTCTTCCCCTAAAAGCTCAAGAATACGTTTCTGCTCTGCAGATAAATCTGCAACATCCTTAGACTTAGCTAAGTAGTAGAAATTTTTCAGGCTGGCAGCACCATTTGCGCTACTATCTGTATATGCTAAGTGAGCACCTTCATACTCGAAGGTAAAATCACTAAGGTAGTTAACTCTCTCTTCTTTCTTAAGCTTGGCAAATTCTGCACTCTTAAGAAGCTCACCTTCTTCTCGGTTAGCCCTTGCACCAATACTTACACCCAGTAAGTCCATAGATTTGCGTAGCTCGAAGGCTGTTTCGCTGTGGAACTGGTTCTCGACCAAAGGTTGATATGCAGGGATTGTGTGGTCACCGAGGGTTGTCTCTGTCTCGTACACAAATGCGCGCACAGGAGTAAAACACTCAGTCTCATGGGTATGGAATAAAGAAGATTTAATCATCCCTTTTTCTAGTGCTGCATTAAAAGAATCCACCATCTGCAAGACACTATCTTTATCTTTATAAGCGTCTCCATGAGCATCTACTTCGCCAAAGGCAATATACAAAGGCTCAGTAACAAGCATCTGTACGTCATCGAACATCTTAACCACATGTTGCTCTTTCTTGGGAGCGCCGAAAAACTTTTCTAGTGCTTCAGCTACAATGTTGGCAACAGCTTCAGACTTCTCAACGTACTGTGTCTCTGGTTCAACCTCTACTTCACTTTCTGTATCAACAGTTACAGATACACCTTCAAGCGTGTAAGGCGCCTTGTAAGTTGCGTAAGTGTCGCGGTCAGATACGTACTTCTCGTAGTACACAAACTCGTCATCAAAGTCTTCAATGTATCCTGTAGGAAGTGCGCGAGACAACAACCTACGTTTATTAGCGTAAGTAGCTTTTTCTAAATCACTCACTCTTTATCCTCTTTATCAATAAAAATATGCTCTCCGGTAGCTTCATCTACCGCAACCACTTGAGAGTCCGTTTCAAAACTGGGATCTAATATAAATTTCTTAGTTACCCCTGAGTTCTCTACATTGGTGGCAGAATTAACTCCTCCCGGTTGAGAATTGCCTGTGCCGCTAGTGCCTTCTGACTCGCCAGCTCTACTCTCACCTTTGGAAGAGAAGTCTAACTCATCGAGACCTTCCGGAGGCAAGCCTGCAAGCTCCAGTATCTTTTCCAGTACTGGCTGCGTCAGCTTCTGCACTGAGGCAACGCGCTGGATGAACTTGCCAGCCTCATCGAGAGACAACTGATCTGGGTTTGCAGGTACAAACTTAGGCATCTTGTTGTGTGGCAAGTAGACCTTATTAGCAGACAGCAGTTTGGGGGCTAAATCCGTGTTTAACACTTCAGCATATTCTAGGTTATTACGTTCCACATAGAAGGAGTGTACCAACTTGCCCGTGGAGGATAAGTTATAACTTCCGTGGGAATCTTGTCCCAACAGTAAATAGCCAGCGCCGAATACGTTATAAATCGACTTGCGCTTTTGCTCGATAATCTCTGAAGTCTTATATTGCTTACCTCCGCCATCGATACCCTGCAAGGTAACATCATAAGAGAATTTGCCCTGCTCCATCTCGTCACTAAGGATGATGTAGGACTGCTTCCCTGCATGGATATTAGCTATCTGGTTCTCTAGGTTGAGATACGCTGCGTAGTCTTGTGGATACGTGTCTGGATCTTTAGCTCTTTCAAGGAGTTCCTGCTTAACCCTTACAACAACCAAGCCTCCAAGGTCTTTAGAGACGCCGATAACTTCATATTGCTCAATGATGTTTTTCTCTGCCCATGCCTCGAAACAAGCTGCCAGAGGTGAGTTACCTTGGGGATTATTGTTCGTCTCTCCGTGAGTAAACCGCAACAACGATTTGTTGTAGATTGGTACGTACCCGTTGTCGGACAACCTGCTTATGTCAGAGTGAACTATGTTTCCGCCAAACGGGCTAGGCTTTAGGGAGGTGTTGTTTCTGGATGGCTTCTGAACCATCCCTAACATCTCCCGGCCCTTGGGGTCGAACATCCAGCCATACACTGAAGTCTGTGAACGGGGAGATAATTTCTTAAGTGTGAGACTTCCTACGTACTCACCGTAAGACTTCCTTTCCAGCACGGGATTAAATAAAGAGAATCCGTACTTCAGGTTTGTAACTGCGTTAGTACAGAATCCCACCCAAGTCCCTTGGGACATATTACGGATACTGTAGTTCATGAAGTTAGCAGCTTCTTTGGCCTCCCCTGATTCATCTCCGGGAACCCATTTACCATTCGCTAAAGCTAATATAGAAAGTATTTGCGTAATCTCTAGCGGCTGTTTGACTGCATCGTCTTCGCACATCTGATCGAATGTGCACAGCCTGCGAGGCATTTGCAATTCTTCTTTCTTAATGTCTTGGATAAGACTTAGAGATCCTGATACAGGTTGCGGTTGACCAGACTCCCACTGAGTAGGAGTAGCGAAATTGCTCCTAGACTCGGATTTTTTAATATCTATCATTCGCTACTCCGCAGTGTTATTTATTCTCTAGTACTTCTTTGATTACTTTCTTGATGGCTAGAGGCGCTTTAGCTTCTTCTGGTATCTCAATACCCTTGTCTGCG